GCCGAGGATGTTCCGGTCTTGCATCATGTACGGGTTTGCAATGGCCTTCAAGAGTGTACCTTGGTTGGCAATGACGACACAGGCCTCAATGAACTCACCTTCGTGGTCTTCCGGTATCAATTCACCGGTGTCTTCCAGTAAATCTACCGGTACTAGGCCGTAGTATCGCGTTAGGCGTACCTTGTCGCTCTGGTAGACCGTTAGTGACTCATCGGCCTCTAGGTTCATGTCCTCAGAGGCGTCCAGAATGTCCACATCATCATAGATTCCCATGTTGATCTGTTCCAACACCTTGTGTCTTGAGACGAACTCATCAACGCCACAGCCCATTGCGTCCTCGATGCTCGTTGCCAAGGGGTCAATAAAGAAGTTCTTGGGTAATATGGGCTTCAGCTTTACAACGGTGCGCTCAACGATGTCAACACCAACGGCCTTGAGCTGTCCATCCATGAGGGGCTGTGAGGAGGGTGTGGATTGCTTGACGGTATCGAGGACGACCTCGGCAAGTCCGGTTCCAAACACGGCTGCGTTCAGGATGACCTCCGAGATGTCCTTGCGAACCTTGGCAAAGGTGAAATCTTCGTGTAGCTTATTGCGAAGGAAGTTCACATCGGTTGTGTCCTTGTCTCCCATGTTGTCCGTGAGGTCAAACCACTTGCCACGACCAAAGGTTGCTTCCTCTATTTCTGCAATGGAGGACTCAACGGCCTGTTGTAATGCCGGAGCAATGATCCGTGAACGCTCTGATTTACGGGTCTTGTCTTCCGCTGCCCAGATGCCACGCCACAGTCGGTAATACTCGTCGTGTTGTGACTTGTAATTCTGCCGATAGTGTTCCTGCCACGTTTCCGTCTTGTACATCACCCATTCTTCTAGGGTTTCACCAGTGCTTACATCATTGTCATCATCTAGCATGTTTGTGTCCTATGGGTTTATTTACGTTTGGCAAGTATCTTCTTACGGGCCGCTAAGGAGTCTCTTTTCTTGTCTGCGGGAGTTTTAGCCTTTGACGCCTTGACTCTCGTTGCCCTTCGTTCCTCAGCCGTGAGTTTATCCTTAATTGGGCCAGCCTTTTGTACCGCACGTAAGGCATCTTTACCCAACTGAAACGCCGTTAAGGCCGCACCAGCCACGCCAGCACCTTTGGCACCCGACTTCATTTTACTTGTCGTCGCACGTATCTCTGCCTTGAGCTTTGCCGTGGTTGCCTTGTTTGCTGCGGCCTTCTTGACGGCAGCTTCCTTGGCCCGACGAGCATCTTCTTTATCAATTACCGAAGTTTTTGTAGAACTGGGGATTTTACGTTGCTCACCATAGGGCCTGCCCAGACTTCTGTTTTCTTTCCTAACTTGGGTTTCCAGTGTTCGCCTTGCCTTGGCAACCTTCTGTGCGTTCTTCTTGGCCTCGTCCAGCTTTGGCTGCTTCTTCTCAAGTGCCTTTACTTCTTTAATCTTCTTTATAATGCCCATATTTAGTATCCCGTAAATTCATCAAGTAGTTCAAATTCATCAATCTCTTCAAAGGTTCCAACGTAGGCAACCTTAGCCATCTGGTCAACGTATGCCAGTGCATCCACGAGGTCATCATGGGTCAATGGATCTGGGAACTGAAAGAGCTGGTCTAGAAACTTTATGTTCCAGTCACCCTCCTTCAGTACAATCAGGTCATTCTCAAAGCGTCCCTGCAAGGCCCACATGATTCTGTCGGTCTTCTTTTGGTTACCGTGGGATAGCTCCTCGACACGAAAGAAGAACTGCTCCTTCTTCATCATGTCCATTAACGGACTCATCACGGCCTGCTTCGATATTCCTTTCTCGATTCCAACGGACATCGGCTTGTACTTCCTGACCAATCCGAATATTCTCCAAGCGGTCTCGTCAAGTGTCCAGCGACCATTGACGATCTCTTCAACGACCCACCCATGCTCACCAACCTTGACCACCGCCATTGCCGAATCATCCAGTCGGTTCTTCTTTCGTCTCTTCTTGCCAACCTCCTCAAAACCAGCGAGGTCACAGGCGATGTAGTAATCACCCTCAATCTTGGGATCTTCCTCAACTGTCACCCATTCCTCCTTGAACATCTCAGAACCCATTGCCTCAAAGGATGCCATGAATTCCTGACGGAATGCAAAGGACGACATGCTCTTCTTGGCTGACTCAATCTCAGCTCGGTCAAGCATTGGGTTATCGTAGCTCGTGAAGTGCCATGCCTTAAAGTCGGGATCATCGCCCAGCTCGGCATACTTGTACAGGTCATAGAAGTGGTTGCGGCCCATTGGCGTACCAATGAACATTGCCTCACCCTTCTGATCCGCAAGTGCGGGCCGTAGTATCTGCTCCCAGACGTCCGGTCGTATGTCGGCGTACTCGTCAAGCACGAGGTACTTTAACGACACACCACGCATGGTCTCCGGTCTGTCGCCACCCTTGAGGCTAATTGTTGCACCATTGATCAGGGTGATCTCTAAGTTGTTTATGTGTGCCGCCTTGATGACGGGTGCGGCAAGTTCCAACAGGAGCTTCCACATGATGTCTCTGGCCTGTCCTTGGGTTGGTGCAACGTAGAATACGCTACCGGCTTGATCATCCAGACACTTCGTTATTAGCTTCCAAGCGGCCTTGCGGGTCTTGCCCGTTCGTCTACCGGCTGCCACGACCTTGAATCTGGTGTCATCCTGCCATACCTCCTGCTGCCACGGAAGTAGTGATATGTTTAGGTCACTCAGGTTATGTCTCCGTCACGTGACAAATGAGGTTTGGAGAGTCCTTTGATGTTGGGATACACCTCAGAGGCGAGCCGTACATCTCCCAGCAAACGGCCTCCGTGGGTGACGACACAAAACATCCCTTGAGGGTACCATCTTCCTGCTTAATCAGGTAGCCCTCGATGACCTCATCGGCAACGACAACGGATGGTATTAGACACAACAATATGATGATACTAATCTTCATGTTCGGTGTACTCCCCTTCTAAGTCATTAATGACCTGCGGCTCCGGTGCGCCAATGCCGGATATGTTAATCTGTATGGATGACTTACCACCACCCTTGATTACGTCCTGTTCAAAGGCCGCCGTTGGGGCGACCCTATCCATGACGATCTTCCAAGCTGCACTCTGATGTTTATGGTCATCGTCCAGTGCGGCCTTGAATATTGCAGCAAGTACCTTCTCGGACTTGGGACTTGCAAGCATCCTAGCCTTGAACTCATTGATGATTGCGGCATCGCCCTTGGGACGACCCAACGCTTTCCGTTGGCCCTTAGTTTTAGAACTGATCGACTTCTTTGAAGGACGACCTATCTTCTTGATAATATCAGGCACAGGTTTCCCTTGTTATACTTAGGTTAAACTTCAGAGGCGACCGGTTACTACTTAAGTAGTGCTTCGGTGTCATCCGGTGTTACTTAGGTCTAATCCGGATCAGACTAAGGAGATAACCGGATTATTATACTTTATGTATTAATCCTTAATGTTATTCCTTTCTCTCTTGCGTTTCTTATGTATTATTATATCACACTTTGACTCAGAAGTCAAGCTTTATTTTCATTTAATTTCAATTCGCCTTTTAGGTCGTACTAATGACCCATCCGGTTGAGTCTCAAGCCCTCACCCCAGACTACATAAGACCCCAACTTGTGTCGTCCTTTGTGACCCGTTGTTTGCCGTAGTTTTCCGAGGTTTAACAAGGGTTTACCGGAGGTCAGTTATTACCTTATTTTGTACACTGGTGGGTACTATAAATATCACCAGACACCAGCGGCCCCCCCGCCCGCCTACCGAAGTTATCCACAGGATATCCACAGGTTGTCCACAAAGTTATACACAGGGTTATCCTTCGGTATCCACAGGTTATACAAAGTTATCCACAGGTTGTCCCCAAAGTTATACACAGGGCCAGCCATAGGTAAAACTAATGAGGTCATAAGTATTATTCATTGGACAACCCCCGTTAAACCTGAGCGGTATTAGTCATAGGTAAAACTAATGAGGTCATAAGTATTATTCATTGGACAACCCCGGTCAAACCTGAGTGGAGCCGAAGGCCGAGCCGGAGGGAGTCATAAGTAAAACTAATGAGGCCATAAGTATTACTAATTGGACAACCTTGGTCAAACCTGAGTGGTACCGGAGGCTGGGTCATAAGTAAAACTAATGGGGGCATCAGTATAATTGTGTTGACAAGTGTGGGCCGAGGTGGGTGCCTACAACGGATAACCACGGACAACAACGGA